CATCAAAATAATATAGTAATAGAAGGAATGCAAAGTTTTTTCTCATAGGTCTATCTCATGAGACACTTGTAAATTATTATAGGACGAATTTTCAGCTGGTACATCATTATCACTATTCGTTGACTGAGATAGACCATATGATACCATGGGAAAGAGAAGTATATCTTGATATGCTAATCACCCACTTAAAAGAAGAGCAGGCAAGACAGGAACAACAGGGACGGGTATAATGGCAACTTTAGATGACGTAACTCAAAAATTAAAAGAAAATAATATAGAAAATCAGTTAGGTCATGAAGGTACTCGGCTTGAGCTTACTAAGATCGGTATAAGATTTGATAGATTCTTTAGTATGATGAGTATGCAAAAATTAAAGGGTTTGGAAACACAAAGAGAAGCCAAAAAAAAGTTGCCGGCAATACCTCAGCCGAAGTCTAGTACAGGTGGAGATACTGGATTTGGTTTACTTGGTGGATTAACGGGTCTTGGTGCAATAGGAGCTACTCTAGCGGGTATTGCAGCATCGATGACAGATCTAGATGCCGCAATTAAAGCACTAAGATTAGGACAAATTGCAAAGGGTATAGTTGCCACAGGAAAGGCGCTGAACACTAGATATACAAATTTTCTTGATTCCATTAGAGACTTTGGGAAAGGTATAGCAACCTTTGGTAGAAATCTTAAAAATCTTTTAATTATTCCAGATGAAACTAAAACACTATTTAAAAATATACCTAATAATTTTAAGCTAGGATTATTTAAAGCTTTAGGTTTAGGAGTTGACGGTAAACCTGTCGTAGATACATCAGAGGGTGTTAAATCATTTTCAAATACAATAAAGGCGATTCGAACTTCTATATCAAATTTCTTAAAACCAGTTACTGATATTTTTAGTGCTACAGAAGGTGAAAGTAAAATTTCCAAAGCGATAAAACCTATCACAGACTTTTTTGATGGTATATCCAATAAAATAGGATCTATTACTAAATATTTCCCTACTATTAATTTTGAAGCTTTAAAAGGGATATTAGGAGGTGGAGAAGCTGGGGGAGGTATAATCGGATTCTTCCAAAAAATTATATCAGCACTTGACCCTATTTTGGGACCTATTAAAAAAATAATCGGATTTGCACTTAGGCCCTTTTTCCAAATTATTATTTCTGCAATCGATTTCTTTGTAGGTTTCTATGAAGGATTTATGGAAGGTGATAATAAAAAATTATTAGATAGAATTAAATCAGGATTTGAAGGTGGTATAAAAGGTGTTATCAAAGGTTTTACAGAAGCTATAGATTTGTTATTTATTAAGATACCAGCATTCTTTGCAGAGAAATTGGGATTTGAAGATGCATCGAAAAAACTAAAAGAATTTAGTCTTACTGCTCTTGTTGATCCTGCATGGGAAGCAGTAAAGAATTTCTTTAAAGAAGCATTTGCCAATCCTACTAGTAAAATTAGACAAGTTACTGCTAGTGTTGGTAGTATGTCTGAGCGACTTACAAAATATATCCTAAGAAACGCTTTACCTGATCCGAACGTCGAACGGGCATGGTATGATCCTACACGCCTAGCAGTTATGGGTATTCCTGATTCTGTATATGAATATGCTGGATATTCTAAAAATGATAAGGGCAAATTTGTATTAAAACCAGATACAAATATTAGATCGGAAAAGTATGAAGGCGTCCAAGGATTACGATCAGCAGTCCCACCAGGACCAGGCGGGTCAGCGCCAATTGTTCTAGCACCATCAACATCAACGTCGTCAACAACAAACGGGTTTTCTCTCCCAGGAAATGCTCAAAGTCCAGTTGATGCATCGGACATGCTATTATCCCACTAAAAGAAAAGGGAGCCGAAGCTCCCTAATCCCATTATATCTAGTCGAAACCAAATATAATTTTCTCCTTTGTTGTTTACCAACTTTTGTCCGAATCTAATTCAGCGACTAGGCCTACGTAGGGTTGGCTTACCTAATTAGTCGTCATTTGCCAATCGTGCAAAATATGACATAGTATCTTCATCACCAGACGTATCAATCTGTTCCGCCGTTACTGGCTCTGCCATACGTGGCTGAGGTGCCGATACAGGTTCATTAATCATGTTTTCCTGTTTAATAGTATAAGCACCTGCAGTTGATTCTTCTCCAAGAACACGCATTAACTTTGCTTTTAGTTCATCATAAGATTTATAGTTCTTTGGATCAGTAAACTCACTAAGATCATGTAGCTGGTTATAAACTGATTCCAATTGGGATTCGTTTCCTTCATATAAACCAGATGGGCTAGCAAATTCAGACTTATCATAATTACGATATCCTTCGACTTGGCGGATCTTTAATTTAAAGTCTGCACCTTCCCAAAAGTCAAATGGGTTAACAGGATTTTCATCTGCAAATTCTGGTTGCATAGAATCCATGATTTTATCAAAGATCTTTTTACCAAACTTATAGATGAATACCTTACCTTCATTCTGTGGTGCAGAAGGATCTTGAAGAACAAGAACATTCGTTACATAGTGAAGGCGACGCTTTTGATCACGAGCTTTCTGTTTATCAGATTCTACACCTGAGTTCCAAAGGCGCGAGTTAAGTTCCCCGACTGGATCAACTTGACCAATAGAAGTAAGGCTGTTTTCGATATACCATTGACCAGTTGGTCCTTTGAATCCGTGATCCCAGTATCTGACCCATGGAAGTTCGCTTCCTTCGTTTGCTGGGAGGAATCGTAGTACTGCATATCCATTACCTGCCTTATCTACGGTTGGCTTCCAAATCCGATCATCTGTATATGATTTCTTTTCAGTACCACCACCGGTAGATTCTGCGGCTTGTACTAGTTTCTGGATTTGGTCGCGATTACGTTTTAGATTTTGAAATGACATTGTATTTCCTTATATTTGCTGAAGTATTAAACTGAATTATTATATCGTATTTTTGTCGTTTTGTAAACATATTATATATCATTCTATTCAAAAAAAGCTGAGTCCAATGAATTTGTTTTTGGAAGAAAGTTTAAAGCCATGGCTTCACCTTCTAACTTTTCTTTTATAATAGGTGATATAAATTTCCTTACATCTTCAGGATCGATTTCATTCTTTTCACAAAGATGTAAGATAGTATCCATATAGGATAATTTCGTTTCAATTACTGTTGCTTCGATAAGCTTAGTAAATTTTGACTTAGTCAAAAAGTTATCTTCAATCATTTATCTAATACCTTTAATAGAATTGTGTCTGAGTTTAATCTACCATTTGGGACGGTTGTCTTAGTGGTAAGCTTCTTCCATTCGGTATCGATTTGCTTAACGGTCTTAGTTAGAACACCTGGTAAAAATTCATCAGGCTTACGTAATCTAACTGTTCGACTATTCACAGTATCGATATTCTTAATTGTAGTACCAGAAATTTCGAATCCGCCAACACTCTGTGTAATGTATTCGGTAAGCATCCTGGATTTTGTATTAAAGGTATACAGTCTGATTTTGCCAATAATTTGTATAGGACTAATTGAAACCAATTTAAAATTAGAATCTTCAGATTTGTATTGTACCTTCGAAACTTGTTTGTCTGCTGCCTTAGGCTGTTTGACTCTCGTCTTACGTTGTGCCTTGGCAGCAGACTTAATCCTATCAAGATCGAGGAGCATTTCCTGACAGGACTTAATGCGGCGATTGAGTTCGGGTCTCTTCAAATGTGAGTAACCCTCGACGGCATCATCACAACGCTTATGATAAGCATCTTCATAATCTACCAACCATCCCTCAATCACCTGGCGGACAGGCAATGTTGCCGATCCTGCCAAACCGTGTTTCTTAAATAAACTATAAACGTCGATAGTAGTTTTTTCGCCGTCTATCCATTGATCTTCTAACTCAAGAAGATCCTGCATAATAGTATTACTAATCTTATTCTTAAGCCTTTCCATAGGCGAAATACTAGGACGTGCATCAGAATCGTTCTTTTTAATTAGCTTATCCTGGTAAATTTCTTTACCAAGGGAAATCATCTCAGAAGTCCATTTTGATAGTCCCGATGAATAAGCCTTAGACTTATCATCGTCATCCTTCTTCGGAGCATGTGACAGCCAGAAGGCTGTTGCTGCACGTGAAGGATGTGAATAGAAATGATATTCAGGACAAGACATAATATACTGTAGATTAGCAGATTTTTTATGTTTTTCTTTAAGATAGTTTTTCAGTATCTTAGATATATCAGAATTCGACATTTCAGTTTGAAAATAATATAGAACCTGATCGAAGCCTTTTTCAATTGGTACAGCACTTAGTCCGAAACGACGACGTGTTGGTACCACTTTCTTTTGCTTTTTTCTAATAGCCATAATATTTGCTCCTCAACAAAATTTTATTATACAAGCATTCTACCATAGATTCAATGGAATGTAAACCCCCTATTTTCATCCACGCCTCATTTTTGCGTATATTTCTGGGTTATCTCCTCGACCGACCGGTACTGTGTTTGACTTGTGAAGAGTTGCAAGACCGATGATGTATTCGCCTGAGTATTCATTAGCTTTTGTTTTTCCCTGGATGGGTGTAATGACGTCCGACGTCTGGATGCCGCCACGTGTTTCTGCATAATTCGGAATATTCGCGCCACTTGATTTTTCCTTAGTTTTCAATTGATCAGGATGTACACCCATTTTCCGAAGCCACTTGTTATGTTCTTCTAAAGCTTTTTTAATCCCAGGTGCATTTTTATGTTTACGCTTTTTGATATTAAGGCTAGACATACCACGGACAAGATGCATACTCATTTGCCGCACTCCTTTTCCCAAGCATTATACCAAGACTCTGCAGATCCTACAATCATATTAGTATAGACCATTGCATAACCGGTACCAGCTTCTAGATCTTTTTTACGTATTTTATATTTGTGGGGATGCTTAATATCATCCCAATTCTCTAACATTCGCTTGCATAAAAGATCGAAGTCACCGTCTGTAAGAACGCATTTATTTTGTTTGTAATAAAGGTACGATGACATACAAAAGAATGGTACCAGACGATGAATACTAATGTGTGCTATATCAGGATATACAGACATATTAACCCCAATCGGATTCGTATGACGCCTGCTCGCGTGCGCGATCCCCATAGTGTTCGTCTAGATACTTTGGAGCATCTGTCCAAGCATTGATGTTGACTGAATCGTCACCGCGATCTTCTTTAGCAGTAACTGAATAATCCCGAACCTTAAAGTTACGCTGCATTTTAGCATTGAACTTTTTACTGGCTTTGCGAATAGCTTCTAGACGCTGTTCCTGGGACATATTTTTAGTGATAATAATTTTAGACATTTGGATCTCCTCTTCCCAATTATTCATACTATTCTATCATAGTTTTATCCAAATGTAAACCCCCTAAATCAATTTAATTTGAATAAATTTTATAAAGGTGGTCTTCAAAAGCCTCTACTTTTTCAATCCGATTAGGCCAGAGGATATATTCTTTTTCAGGATTTTTCTTAAGATTATTGAGGAGAGGAACAATAGCATTATAAAGTTTATCCAATTTATCTTGTGTTACAGTAGCAGTGCTGGCAACGCTTTCTACCTTTTGCGTAGCTTCTTGTACAGCTTGTAGTTCGGATTCATCTACTGCTGTAAATCCGAAATCGAAAAAATCATCAGACATGTCCATCTCTCCTTGCATTCATGTATTGAACAAAGCAGACCCAAGTTAAAAAGGCCCAGAAAAAACTATGAATTAATCCCTGGCTTATTGGATAAGCAAACATACCTACCATCACATAATCATACCATTTTAACATTGGGTCTCCTAGATTAGAATTTAACTGCAATACCTACAGTTGTATCTGTTTGTTTAAAATCTGCATCCAAATCGTTCTCAATGTATACATCGATAATAGAAGTTACAGAATAGTTAAGATCGACGTCAGCAGATGAAATATTAAATTTCATATTATCTGCAGTAGTATCTACCATATTTACTGTTGTGCTTAGGGTAAAATCACCTGATGTGATTGAAGGCCCAAAGAAAATCTTATTGATTTCTGTGTCCAGATTACGCTCAACCCCAACTGTTGTTTCAATTGAAGATTCAGCATATGCACTTGATGACATACCAAGCGCGAAGAGTGCAACCATTAGTTTTTTCATTTTTTTTATTCTTTTCCTATTTGTGTTAAAAAAGGATAGCCCGACTGGTACTATCCCTTAGGGATATTTATATTTAAATAAATTTATATGGAGCGGGTACCCGGAATCGAACCGAGGTCTTTGGCTTGGAAGGCGATTGTAATACCATTATACTATACCCGCAGGGTGTGGGGCTAACCGTGGCCCCACGCGGATGTATTAAGGCATCACCCTTAAATTTAGCAGAGCCAACTTATAAATGCTGGATGCGATTGCGTTCCTTTCTTATGAGGGCGAACGGACCATTCCCACCTGCGTCTTAATTTTAGAGTCGTTGCAGGCTTAACCACGTTTATACTCGTTCGACTAACTATATATGGTACCCACGGCCAGACTCGAACTGGCACGCCATATGGCCACGGATTTTAAGTCCGTTATGTCTACCTATTCCATCACGCGGGCATTTGGCGATTCCGGAAGGATTCGAACCCTCGACCCACAGCTTAGAAGGCTGTTGCTCTATCCAGCTGAGCTACGGAACCATATTCATAAAGATAATTATAACTCCTAATATCATTGTAATCCATAATGCATTTCGAAACATAAAGCCAACAAT